GAAAGGTTCTTACCTCCTTGGTTTATTGAGAAGTCTAGGAAAAATCCAAGACCTTATTATAAACTAACTAATGGACATGAGATATTAGTCTATGCATCAGATAACCCAGATGACCTAAGGTCTCTTAACCTAACAGCGTTTTATATAGAAGAGGCTAGTGGTGTTAAGTATGAGATATTTGATCAACTTATGACTAGACTTCGTCATAAAAGTGGTATCATTAAAGATAGTGATGGTAATGAGATAGGTTATAAGTATCTAGGTATTCTATCATCTAACCCAGAAGAGGGGTGGTTAATGGACAAATTCTTGCTTATGAGTGATAAGATAGTTGGCAGTCCTAGCGTTGATACATCTACCTATGAGAAACTAAAGGTTACAAATCCTAATAAGCACTTTCATTCATTCTTATCTAGCACTAGGGATAATAAATTTATTCCAGCCGAGTTTATAGAACGTATGTCTGCGGGTAAAGATGCTAGGTGGATAAGAAAATATATAGACTGTTACTTAGATATTGTAGAAGGTGCGGTCTATCCAGACTTTAGTAAGCATGTAATTGAGCCTTTTGAAATACCTAAAGATTGGAAACGTATAGGAGGCTTTGACCCTGGATTTAATGACCCTACTGCTGCCCTGTTTGGTGCTATTGACCCTAAAGATGGTTGTATATATGTCTATCAAGAGTATTATGAACCAGAACAACCTATAACATATCACGCACATAATTTGAAAAAATTAGTTGCAGGTTTAGACTTTTATATGCCTATCCAAGGAGATCCTAGTATTGCTAAGAGAAATGATAGAGACGGTCAATCCTATAAGGCTTACTTTTATAGACAATCTGGTATAATGTTAGAAGAGGCTAATAATGATATATTATTTGGGATAGAAAAGGTTAGAGACTATATGTATGCTGGTAAGTTAAAGTTTTTCTCTAATTTACATTGGACTAAATGGGAAATGCTTAGATATAAGTATAACCAAGCAGGTCTAAAAGATTCTAATAAGCCTATTGATAAAGATAATCACTTAATGGACTGCCTGAGATATATGATAGCCCCACTACCACAAGACCCTAATGATATGAATTCAATATATTTAAGCAGCAAGTCTTATGCACCTTTATTTACTCCAAAGATTACTAATGTCTCAAATGTATGGGCTGGAGATACTGTTCATGGGGCTATAAGAGCACAATATGATGAAAAGAAAGTTATTTATGGAGGAGGCGTTTATGGAAAGAGATTTTAAAACTGATATTATTAAACTAATGTCTGATGTTAGTAATCTTAAGGAGGAACTATCTGAACTTAGATTAATGTATTCTGATTTGATATCAAGAGTTAGTGCCCTAGAAGAGACTAAATCATCTGAGACTAATGTTTTTATTAATGGTGCACCTGAATATGTTAAACAACACGTAATAAAAAGAATGAAGGAGAAAGCTAATGAGTGAAAAAGCAAAAGAATATGTAAATAAGTTTATCAAGGCTCGACAGTTTGATACTAAGAGATTTGATGATTATGTTGAACTTGCAGCATTTTATGAAGGACAACAACATCAATTAACACAGTATCAACATTCTCAGCCTTGGGTTGTTAATATTAATGCACCTTATGCTAGTGATGCTATTGATATTCGTGTAGCATCTTTACAGTCAAATGATTATGTAGGCGAATTAGAACCATTAAGCCCTGATGATGTAGAAATTATTGAAAAAATAAATGATGTTTATCATAATTTATGGAAAGAGATGAATATGGACAGCCTTATTGATGATGCTATTGAACAAGCAGCAGTCTTAAGGGAGTCTTATATTCACATTGTTTATGATAACAAGGCTAAGGTTGGGGGAACAAATGCTGTTAGAACAGGTAAGTTAAATGCTTACTTTATTAATCCAGCATCTGTTTTAATAGACCCATCAGCATTAGAATTTAAAGATGCTGAATATATTATTGTAGTAGAGCGTATTACAAAGGCACAAGCAAAGAAAGATTATTCAAAACAAATGGAATTAAGTGCAGATATCTTTACTACAAGTGATAGGGGAGAAATATACCTAGGAGAAGAATATTCAAGTCAACAAGATAATGTTCTAACTAAATGGACAATTTATGAAAAGAGTGGCAATGTTGTAGAAAAGACAGTTCTAATCGGAAGTATTATTGTTGAAGATACTGTTGAATTACCTATTAGTGTTTACCCAATAGCACAACTAAGATGGAAAAAGAGATTTAAATCTCCATATGGTATATCACTTATGGATAGATTATTACCTCTTCAAAAATCAGTTAACAGTATAGAGTCTGCTATAACTAACGTTGCACTACAATTTGCAGCACCTAGTTTTGTTTTAGATAAGACTAAGGGTGTTAATCCTGAAGCCTTTGCCGAAGTTATAGGTGCACCTGGAATAGTGTTATCAGTTCAAGGAAACCCAAGAGATGTCGTAGCACCTTTAATGCAAAACAGTGTTGACGAAGGTATGCTAGAAGTTAAACGTGAAAATGAACAAACAATTTATAAGATTGCAGGAGTTTCTGACCCGTTCCAAGGTGCATTAGGAACAGTCGGTAACACTAGGGGAGGCACTGAACAAGCAATTCATCGTGCTAAGATAATTGAACAAAACTTTTTAAAGAATTTAGAGGAATTTGTAGAAGATTTAACTCATATAATTGTGCAGTTTATAATTCATGTTTTTGCTGGTAAAACATTATACACTAGAGGTGATAGACAAGCCGATGGTAGTTTTAAATTTGACACTCTAGAAGTTCCAGAAAATATTAAAGATATTGAATATACTTTTGGAATTAATTTAGATGTTAGAACTCCATACTCTAAGGAAAAGACTAAGGCATTATTACAAGAATTATATCAAATTGAACAACAATATGATTCAGATGTTAAGGTGCTTAACTTATTAGATATCATTAAGACTTATGATATCCCTAATAGAGATGAATTAGTTGAGCGTTATAAGAATATTTTAACTAAGGATAATCAAACAAAAGCGGAAGTTATTTTAGAGTGGACTGATCTTACATCACAATATGGTATAGATCCTAATATTGTTCAACAAGGAATTATTGAAATTTTAAATGGTAAAGAAATGCCTACTGTAGATAGAGTTACTGCTCAAATAGAACAAATGATACAAGAACAGGCTAAGGCAGTCCAAGAACAAATGGCACAAGAACAGGCTTTGACAGCACAAGCACAAGTTACTGGTGATGAAGTATTTGAAGCTTTAGAAGATGTAGAAGTCACAGGAGATGAAGTATTTGAGGCTTTAGAAGATGTAGAAGTTACTGGTGATGAAGTATTTGAAAATATTTCTAACAATTAGTGCAACTTTTTATATATTTAAGACTATATAATAGTAGATATTAATGCCGACCTGTGCGGCTATATAATACACAGTGCATTTCTATTAAAAGCCGACCGTAGCGGCTATTAAAATACTATGAGGAGGAGTATAATGGATGATTTTAAGAAAGTTCCTGAGAGTGTAGAGGAACTTGAAGCAATTCTAGAAGAAGAATTCAAAGAAGAACCATCAAATGAAAACGAGGTTGCAACCGAAGGTGAATTTGATGATGAAGATTCAACAGATGAATTAGAAACTGAAGAAGTAGAAGAAACTGAAGAAACTGAAGAAGTAGAAGAAACTGAAGAAGTTGAAGAATCGGATGATGAATCTAAAGAATATTTAGAAGATGATGTAAAGGCTAAGCCTTCTAAGAAAGAATCAAAAGCAGATTATGCTTTTAAGAAGTTAAGACAAGAGGCTAGAGAATTAAAGAAAAAATCCACTAGTTATGAAAACTTTATAAATGAAATGGATACAATGGCTAGAGTGTATGGCTACAAAGATTCCAAAGAAATGCTTGAGGCTATGCGTCAAAAGCAAATGGAAGAAGAAGCCAGAGCAAGAAACATTGATCCTGAAATTTATAAAGAATTACAAGAACAAAAAAGACGTATTGCTGAAATTGAGCGTGAAAAACTAGAGTTAATCCAAAAACAAAAAGCTGAAAATTTTGTCAAAATTCTTGATAACTTTGCAAAAGAGTATAAATTAACAGAGTCAGAAATAAACCAAATCATAACCAATATGGACGAAGATGGTTGGAATCTTGATAATATAAAAAATCCTGAAAGACTTATAAAGGGTTATGCTGCAGATATTATTGCTGAGCGTAAAACACAAAAAGTATTAAAACAGATGAAGGATGAAGAAAAGTTTGTAGAGAAACCTTTCAAAAATCAAGGAGAAGCACCTCAAAAGTCCATTGATGATTTGGTTAATGAAGATCTTGCTAAATTTGCAAAGGAGCGTGGGCTTCCATTTGAAAAAATATTTTAATAAAGAGAGGGAAATGTTATGGCGTTAAATGCAAATGCAAATAAATTATCAACGGTTCAACGTAATAATAATAAAACTGCGGAATATTGGAATAAGTATTTACTAGGTATGATTGTGTTAGAGCGTTCAAACTTTGTATTCTCAACATTAGGAAAAGAAACAGTCATTCCTGTCAATAGCGGAACAACTGCTATCTCATATCGTAGATATAATCATTTACCTGTAAGTCCAAACTTAGTAGCAGAACAATTAGCAGAAGGTACACCACCAACTCCATTAAAGGTTGAAGCACAAAAAGTTCAAGGTGTTGTAAACCAATATGGTGCATATATTGAATTAACAGATTGGGTAGATACTATTCATGATGACGATATTAAGTCAATCTATATGCCAGAGTTAGCACGTCACGCTGCTGAGGTAATTGAACGTAATATTATGATGTCTTTTGGAGCAGA